GTCCATACAGCTTTCAATTTTCTAGTTTTAGCAACGATAGCAGATGATTTCATCTGTACATTGATTTCTGGAATTGAAATTGGAGTGTTATTTCCGTTGATAGCATTATTTCCATCTTCGAAATCACCTCTATATTGATCAGTTGGTTGTAATTGATATTTTATTGTTACAAGACCACCATCTGTAATGTTAGCTTGTTCTACAATAAAGTATACGTTAGTACTATCATCAGTTGTAAAAGCAGGTAAAGATACTACAGAATCTGCAGAACCTGTAACTAATGAAAATCCTCTAACTCCTTCAAAATCTCCTACTGGTAAAGATGTTTTAACTACTGCAAATTTTAAGTATTGATTAGCAACTGCAGAAGCAGAATATGCTGAATCAAAGTTAAAATCTGACCAATCTGCAGATGCTGATGTAAAAGCAAAAGCATTTGAAGATGTATTGTTAATAGAATATCCAAAACGTCCAGCTCCGTATAATCCACCATCAGCTGTGTTACCGAAAGGATCTGTTGATCCGTCAGCAGCAGCATCACCATATAATGAAGATCCAGCAGCGAATGGAGCTTTAGTATTTCCATATTGGAAATCTAAGAAAAATACAAGACCTGAAGGTAAATTCATTGGTTGTACTGATACAAATTCTTGGGCAGCAATCTGTCCAAATACTTTACGTACTAACGGAAGAGCTACACCAGCCCATTGTCCACCAATACCAGCAGTAAAGTTACCTTGTGAGGCAGCACCTCCACCAGTTTGTGAACTTTCTACTACAAGTTGTTTTGCTTGGTTTTCTAAAATCATTCCCATGTTGCTTTTTGTAGCACCACCTAAACCTTCTAGTAAACCTGTTTTTTCCCATTTACCAGATAATCTGGCTGCATCACTCTGTACTGAGTGGTAAGGGTTTGCACTTTCTAATAAAGTTTGTAAACTCATAATTTGAATTTTTTAAATTAATTTGATTTTTTATTTTTTAATAATCCCAGCTAATTGTTGCATACGAGCAAATGCTGCGTTTTCAACGATTGGCTGTCTAGCTTTAGGAGCCATTCCCATAGCTTTTGAAGCACTACCTTTTACTTCATTAATTGTTGGTCTTGTCATTTTAGATGAAATACCTTCGTTTAATGTTTCAAAAATAACCTTAGCTTCTTTTACTGTTGCCGCTTTGTCAAAAGCTTTTAACACTTTAACTTTTTTGCCTTCCGACAAATTCTTTGTTTTAAAGATTTTGTTAGTATAAAGTAATTTGGCGTTTAAAAGATTAACTTCTTGTAATTCAACTTTAAGAGCATTAATTTCATCTAATGCTTCTTTAAATCTCATTTTTTCAGTTTCAGCTTCGATTTTGTCGTCTTTTTTACGATCATCACCTTCGGCTTTTTCTTTTTTAGTCTTTTTCTCGTCTAACTCTTCTTTCTTTTCATTAATGGAATAGGCTGCTGTTGATTGTCCTACTTTTTTAGGATCTCTTTCACCTGTAGCGCCACGAGTTGGGTTATTTTTATCATTCCAACTTACTTCATCCATTTCCATGATTTCTTCTTCATCTTCCACTTCGATATCAACTTCTACTTCTGACTCTTCGTCATCTATTTCTGTTTCTTCTCCAGCTTCTAATTCACCAGCTTCAACCATGTCCTTAATTACATCTTCGATAAAGGATTTAAGATCGTCTTCTGACATATCTTCAAGGTCAATTTCCTCGTCGTCTATATCTTCTTTCTCGTCTTCTTCTCCGTCTAAATAGCCTTCTTCTTCAGCATCAGTAACGTCGTCCTCTTTCAAGTCCTCTTTTTCGTCCTTCATACCGTCTTTGTAGCCTTCTTCTTCAGCGTCTGTACGAGCGTTTTCATCCAATTCGAGTTCAGCAAGTAACTCGTCAAGATTGATTTCATCAATCTCTTCTTTTTCAACTTTTCCTTCTTTTACTTCATCTTCTTTCTTTTTAGCTTCATCTAATTCAGTAGAAATTTTTTCAGTTTTAACATCGTCTTCTTCATACTTATCGTATCCTTCGTCGATGTCTTCATCTTTGTCCATTTCTTCTAATTTAGCGGCTAACATAGATTTTAAATGTGGGGTAAAAGCTTCTTCTAAAGCTGATTTAGCATTTGCTATGGCAGTTTCTTTTACTGCTTTAGCATCAGCAATTGCTTCTTTAAGCAAATCTCTGTTGTTTAACATATCGCAAAATTTAAATTTGTGAAATACGGTTATTAAGAACCGTAATAGGGATTAATTTTTTATTGACATCATATAAGAGATGATGTATTACGATCATACATATATGAAAATATTTGAAGATACAAAAAGCGCTCAAAAGAGCGCTAAATGATTTAAGTCCGTCGGTAGCGTCCGAGGAATTTTCTTTATGTAATAGGACATGAACCCTTAGAACAAAGAATTTCATGTATTGTTTTATTTACATTTGAATAATCATATGTAAATGTATTTTTTCCTTCATTTAAGGTAGTCATATATGAACCTGGATTTGAGGGGGTTGAAACAAAATCCCAACATAATAATTCAAAATCATCTTGTACTTCCATTACTCCGCCTCTTTCCTCTAAAGAACCCATTCCACGAGATGAAACACCTACTGTTACACCTGCTTTAACTAATTCTTTAAGTATGTTTCCTGCAGGAGTTGGTAAAATTTCTATTTTACCCATTACATTATCTCCATCCCACCAATATTCTGATATTAAATGAGATACATTTTGTAAATTAATTACAGAAGATTCAGGGTGATCTAATTCCCCCATTGAACGTCTTTCTTTAATGATTTCTCCATATTTTTCCATTTCTCTATCCCATAGATCTTTAGAATAATACCGACCATTTCCATTTTTTACTTCAGCAGTAGCTAATACACCTTCAACCATTAAGTTACCTGTTTCTTTATTAACATTTTCTGTTAATTGTAAAGGGTTAATCTTAAAGGTATTTGTTTCTATTAATAGCTTTTTGTTCATATTATACTTCTTCAGTAGTTTCTACCTCATCTACTATTTCTTTTTTAGCATATTTTTTACCACAAGACTTTTCGTAAATTCTTTCCATTTTGGCTTTCTTTCTTTCCAAATCTTTGATTTCTCTCTGCATTTGTTTCATTTTTGTCTTGTCAATTAATTCGCTAAGATTTTCATCTTCTTGAATTGAACTAACTCTATCTACTTTTTCTTGAATATGGTCATGTAAGAAATCTAATTGAGCTTCCATTTTTACTTCTTCAGCTTCTTTTCCTATTTCTGCTAATTTAGTATCTATTGTTTCTTTTTTAGGTTTTTTAGCTTTTTTATCTTTAGCTGCTTTAGCCATTGGTTCTGTTGTATCACCATCACCATCTACATCTGGGTAATCAGGTCGCGCTTCTTCTTCTATGCCTGCACTTTCTTGGGAAGATTTAATTGCTAATTCAGCAGCCTCCAAAGTTGATTCACCCATTAAGGATTCTTTTACTACTTTTAATTTTTCTGAGTATCCGCTAGATGCATATTTTCCTGTTACTTCTTCTAATTCTGTTTCCTGGTATCCTATACCTTCAACCCCAAAAGCAGCATTTTTCATATAATATTGACGATCTTTAGCTAAATTTTTAGATACAATTTCTTTAATTTGTGATATTGTTTTATCAGGATTTTGTTTAGCTTCAAAATATACCCCATTCATTACTTCTTGGCCAATTTGGTTATCTAAGTTTTTTTGATCTTTATAATCAAAATTATGGTCTTCTATTTCTTCTACAGTTTTAGATACTTTTTTAGAATCAGATTTTACTGCTTCATCTTCTTTTGCCTTTTTAGTTTCTTCAGCTAAAAATTTAGCAAATTTAATTTCATAGCTAGTTTTAGGGGTAGCTTCCATTTTAGTAATTGGTTTAAGATCAACATACCCTAAATTTTCATTTAGTAAATCTTTAAATAATTGTTCTGCTTTTTTCATAATTTGTTATTATAATAATGTTTCTATATCGTTAAAATAATCATTTATCATATCTGTGCCTATTACAACACTAAAACTTTCTGGATTATTTCTATAATATTTTATTGTTTCTATTTTAGCTAGTTTAATTGATTTTTTAATACCTTCAAATCTATCTTCTAATTTATCAAAAGCTACTATACGTTCCTCATGGAATTTAGCTGCTTCTGTTTCGTTTTCTTTTATATTACGGTTATACATATTAAAATAAATTTTTAACTTCTAAACCACTACCTTTTTGGACATAATTTCCATTTTTATCCTTAGGTACTAGTTTATATTTAAATTGTTTTACATATGCATTATCTTTTATTCCGTCTTCTGTTGCTTTAGGGCCTGGTCCTAATGTTGCCCCAATTCCTTCTGTTTTAACAGGTTTATAACCTAATTCCGTATAGGCTTTATCATTGGCTTTAGTACCTTTTTTTCTAAAAGCATAGGGTGTTAAGTAAGACCCAGCACCACCAGAAGTAGACATTTCATCTACATCTGCTTCATTTACTCCTCTAGATTTTTTATATTCTTCGGGGTAGTTGTTTCTAGTATGGGTTCGTATAGCGTTTCTAAGGGACCTAGCTTGTTTGTAAATATCTAAAAATACTTTATCATCTTTAACTTTTTGATATACACCTTTAGCAGTAACAACTAAATCATCGGATTCATCAAGTAATCTATCTATATTAGGTACTTGTGAAATAGACCAAGATATAGCACCTGTAGTAGGGTTAATATCAGTAACAGTAGATTTAGTACCATTATCAACCTTTGTATCCCCTATTTCAAATTCTTTAAGTTTATATTTGTACCCCATTTGCTATTTTAATTTCTTTTACTAATTCAAAATATTGTAATAAATCAACTAAATTGTCATTATTAACTTTAGAAGTTTTATTTACCTCTACTAAATATTTAGCTACCTCTGTAATTTTAATTTGAGTAGCTTTATCCTTAATATTTTTAGATTCAATACTTAAAGTGTTTTTTAATTCCTTTATTTTAGTATTATAAAAATTTCTTAGGCCTGGAGCAGAATCTACTGAGTTTATAAATTCTTTAAGTACTTGTTTTTGGTCCTTAGATAAATTATCATATTTAGAATTAAACTTTTCAAGTAATACTTTATATGTAAGAATTCTTAAATCTTTATCATATGTTTGAAATTCTTTTAAAATATCTTCTTTAACATTTTTAGTTTTAATTTCTTTTTTAGTTAAATGTTCTATTAAAGTAATTTTATTATCAATTAATTGTTGAGAATCACTAACTTTTTGAGAATTATACCCTTCAATTAAAGTGTATAATGAAGCTAATTCTTTATAGTTTTTAATTTTAGAACCAAAAAAAACATCTAAGTTGTAATATTTTTTAATTTCGTCAATTAAATTGTATTTTTGTTTTCTTAATAGAGTTCTATTAAATTTTTGAGAAGATTCTAAAATAGTAGATACTATCATATTTGCCCTTCCTTCTGTTAAAGTTTTAGACTTTAATATAGATTCATATAATTTATATTCACGACCTAATGTTGTCTTTACAAAATGTTCTTTTAATATATCAATAGCGGGAGAATCACCTCCTTTTAAAGTATCAGCAGTAATTTGACGTACTAATAATTCAAATAGAATGCCCGTATTTTTATACTTTGAGTGTTTTATTTTCATCAAAAAATATATTTATTTATAAATATGTAAAATATTTTATTTCTTTAATTGGTTTTCATCTAATAACGAAGTATTATCTTTATCTTGCTCAAAAATTAATACTTTTTCGTCTAATTTTTTAAACATATCTACATTTTTTAAATAAGATATTTGAGCATTTTCTAAAGCTAAACCTGATTTATTGGTATCTGTTCTACTATCTGAGGAATCATTTTTATCAGTGTCTTTCATACGTTTAGTACCTAATGGGTCTTTACCAAAATTACTATCTTGTTTACCATGGTTTGTAATACTATCTTTAGGACGACCTAATTTGGTATCTGAGTCAGTATCGTAACCCTTAGGAACTCCTCCAGGATCAGAATACATTCTACCCTTACCATATAATGAAGCTAAATCATGAGGGGTACCATATGATTTACCCGTTTCTACTGGGTCATTACCTTCAGCTTCAATTTGAGCATTTCTAAATTTACGTTTAGAATCTTGACGTATTAAGTCTCTATATTCATCATATTGGTCCTCAGATAAATGGAAAATATTATCATAAATCCAGTCAGAGGGTAATAAATTATTTTCTAACAGTGCTGTTGCTAGCTCTGTTTTAGATTTCATTAATTCTACTTTTTCTTGTTCGAATATAATAGATGGGGTTTGCATTGATAATTCAAAATTAGTCAGTGCTTCATCTCTATATCCTTGAGAATATAAATGAACAAGTGCTATTTTATTAAGTTCTGAGACTAATATTCTTTGTAAGCGTTCAATAGTACGCGCAAATCTAATGTCTTCAGCAGCTAATGTTGCTTTACCTTCCGTAGTTTCATCATACCCTAAAAATGCTTTTGGAATTTTAAGAGCAGCAAATAATTTATCCCTTAAATATTCAACATCCTGAATGCCATCATAATCTAAGCCTTTTGTGGTTTCAATTTTTGTTGTTGTATCATTTCCACGAATTGGGATATAAAAATCCTCCATCATGTTTTGCATGTTATATTTTAAATTATATTCCCCTGTTTTTTCATCCATCATAGGGGTACGTTTCATATTAGTAATAGTTTTCTGCATGAAAGCATCTATTTCATTTGGTGGAATACCACCAACGTTCATATAGAAAATACGTTTTTCGGGTGCACGAGCAATTCTATGAATTAACATTGCATCCTCCATTAATGTATATTGTTTAAATAACTTACGAGCAGGTTCTATATAAGAACGACCATAGGGTAAATAATTAACATCACCTATTAACCTAAAATGAGCCATTTCATAGTTATCAAAATATATACCTGGGGAATTATCTGCACTAGCTCCAGGTACATTATACATCCCTGAGTTAGAATTTATCATACCATCAGGAGAGTACTTGTATCTAATTTCAGCTGGGTTTACAGGATTAAACCCTTCTTGTCTTTCAATGTGGTAAGCAGTATAAGGAATTACATTGTATACTCCATATTTTTCAGATATTTCTAATTTTAAGAAAAAATCTCCATATTTACACATCTGCCTAACCCATGACCATAAATTAAACTCAATATTTAAAATATCATAAAATAGATTATATAGTATTTTTTGGATATCTTCATTTGAAGAACGAATAGATAAAACTTCACCCATATCATTCTTTAAAGTTGATTCATCCGCTATAATATCTAAGGCAGATGCAATAATAGCATCTGTGTCCATTACATCATATTCTGAGTATAGTTGGGGTCTCAAATATTGATAGTTAAAATTAAATTGTGCCCCATATAAAGATGAAGGGTTATTTACAAATATTCTATTATATCTATCTATTAATGAATTAGTTTGTAAACCACCGTTTTGTTGTATGGTGCTACTATCAATTACCTTTATTTCATTACCCCCAGTATTACGTATAATTACGTCTGTTGAAAATAATCTTTGTAGTCTACTAAATAAGCCTTTATCTGCCATTGTATATAGTTATTATTATAAATATTAATTATAGAAGCCAACTAATGTCTTCTTTACCGTGATCTGTATCTATGTGATAGGGGTTGTCATTACCACTAGAAAAGTATCCACCTTGATATGCTGTTCTATTTACTGTTATATTATTTAATGCATTTCTAGTTACATCTAAACCCCTTTGTCTTAATTTTAATGCCGTATCCCTAATGTACATAGCAATACCAAACGCCATTACTAAATCATCATTATAACCGGTTTGTGCTTCTGCTCTACCATTTTTCCAAATAAACACTTTCAT